GCACGCTCCCTCCGGGGTGTACCTTCGTACACTGTGAGAAATCACTCTACCACTTTAAACCTATTTTTCGTCAGAAAGAGAGTTTGATCATGTACCCTATTCCAGATGGTTACCTATTCAAGAAAGAAGAAGATCTTGAATGGGGACCCACTATGTACAGCTATCTTCGGACAGCTATACCTCTAAAGCCGGATTTATCCAGCTATGACTACTCGGTAAGCGCAACTTATGCGACACCGCTTTATGGTTATCAGAAGTCCTTTATAAGATGGTTTAATAGCCGCTTTAAAAGGGCTAACTTCTGCGACCATGTAGTCGAAGAATGGGCTGTCAGAAATGCCCCTTTGTATTTTATCAATGGGGGATCTTATGCAGCTCAGGAACAGGGACCCGCCTCTATATGGTTATTTAAAAACCGTCTCCTTAGAGATGGCTATAAAACCATGGACGGTTTCGAAGCACAGCAGTATACACCGGAGTACTTGGACAACTTTTCGAGAAAAGCGATGCATAATATGCAAAACTTGATCGAAGAAGACACCCTTATCCTCCCTTCTGTGCTCGAATTGATCAAACCCACCAAATCCTTTGGTAAGGCACTCTCGAGATTAGATTTATGTAAGCCGCGACCTTTCGCTGCTTTCTTACGGCCGTACTTACGGCGCGTTAAGCGTACGATAAGTGATATTGACAAAGCACCCCTGAAGGAGGTGACTCGTCTGGTATCCAACGGCTATCTCGGTGCCTCCTTTGGAGTGATGCCTACTCTCGAAGATTGTAAAATCGTCGTAGAGGAGTTTCGCTCTGGAGGGAAAACACTGGAAAAGCTGGTCTCCGACCAGAAGATTTGGCGGTCGTATTACCATCGGTCTGTTGACGCTAAAGATGACTTCTATAAGAAGCACACCTTGCCCTATGGGCCGGATAAGCGTACGACATATACGTCTAAAGCGACGTTGACAGCGTCTGCACAAAGGCAGTATACTGTTGATGACCTTGGTATCTTTGCAACGCGAGCGGGGCATATTGCCGCGCGACTTGGCGTTACAAGGCCGATCTCTATGCTGTGGGAAGTTGCCCCGTGGTCTTTTGCTATAGATTGGTTCGTCGATGTTGGGGATTTTTTGACACAGTTTGAAACTGCGGCAAACCCTACGACGTCCAAAGTAAAAGACTTCTGCCTCTCGCTTAAGCTTGAGGAGATGGCAGCTTATTATATTACGGTTCGTCCAGACTGCGGGAACCCTGAGACCCTTTTGGGGACTCATTTCCGTACTCGCTATACGCGATGGCCGTTTGGAAAGCCACCCACGGGTTTTTTCTACCCGACATATAACTGTAAGATGGGTTTGACACAGTGGTCTTATGCTCTTGCATTGGGGCGACAATTGTTGTCCCGTTAACAAAAACCTTCAACCTTGGAGAACCGAAAAATGGCATTTCCTGATCCCGTTATTTTGAAAGACACAGACCCCCCTGTGGGCGCACCGACTATTAATGCAGAGAGTTCGTTCCAGAAACGCGACTGGGGCAATTATTCCGCCCTGGTTACCAATCCTTCTGATTCCTTTTCGATGCTTGTAAAGCATCAGGATATGAAGAATAGGTTTAAGCGTCCTGTGACGTCCTCCCTGGTCAGTTTGTCCAAACTCGAAGTCCCTATCGTACTTGAAGGTACTCCGAACCCTCGCGACTTGGAAGTCAATTTGACTATCCGGCGCTCGCCCAATGTATGGACGGAAGATCAAATCAAATCGGTTATTAAATACCTCTTCGATTTTGTCTTGGGGAAGGATGGTGCAAATATAACGAACCTCTCCAGAATCATTAACCTGGAAGTTTAGGTTCGTTAGTGTCTTTGCTCCCGAAGGGAGCGGATCAGAAAAGTTCTCCCGTGGAAACAGCCATTATGGCGCATCCTCGAAAGAAGACGCCTGTGAAGCTCCCAACCGATTTTAAATTGGTGGAACTCACATGCGCACTCGTCAAGGACGCAAGCATAGGCTTAAATTCTGACGAAAAGTTTCAGAGTGATATTACTTATATTACAAAGAGATTTGAGTCAGAAGGCCTTTCATTCCTTACCAAAACGCTTCCATCTTTCGCGAAAGCGATCGATAGGAGTCTTGGTACACTAGAAAAATTCGATCCGCCAACCTCTTTTAAAAGGTTTAGCGGAAGTGGTTTACCCAGATTTTTGTCTGGTTTAACCTCGCGAATTTTCCAGCGGAATGGTCAGCCTCGGCTTCAGCCGGACATATGTTCGATCAAGGATATTCGAACAATATGTTATGTCTTGTATAAACTCGAATTGCCGTATTCAAAACAGCAGCTTTCGGATTACTGCGACAAATATGTTGCAACAGACCGACAGCTTCCATCTTATGGATTTCCTGTAAGTGACAGGGCTGCTGATATTTTGTCTACGGCTAGCGCAGTCGTGCACGATATTTTCAAAGATTTTGATGGGAAAGTCCCATCAGTCACACGTCGCTTCGGTGACAGTTATCACCTCGGTGATGACGTGAAGGATACTCCTATCTTTGGTTTCCAAAAATATCGGCACGGTCCCGGTAGCTTATCTACCGGGGAGAGTGTCACACAAAAATATGCTAAACTTGGAGCACACAGATTTCCGATGCTTGAAGATTTTCACCCGATTTATCATTGGGGTTATTGTAACGCTGGCGCGCTCGGTAATAGCGCAGTACTTACTGCACTTAATCCCGCAGCCGCGAGCGAACACCCCGACGAATGGGCCTCCAAGCTGTCCGAATTTTGGTTCAAGGGAAAAGAAACCCTAACCGAAACTTGGTGGAATCTATATAGCGAACGACAGGTGAAGTGGGAAACCCCCACTTCATCCCTCGAGTTTGTGCCAAAGGATTCTCGTGGGCCCCGTACTATATGTATGGAACCATTAGAACTCCAATATGTTCAGCAAGGGTTGCTAAGCACATTGGCTCCCCATATTGAGGAACGTTCCCGTTGGCATATAAACTTTCGCGATCAATCAATTAACGCGAAATTCGCGCTCCAAGGTTCTTTAGACGGTAATTATTCAACCGTTGACCTCTCTGACGCATCTGATAGGGTCTCGACCTGGTTGGTCGAAAAACTTTTTCCGACTAGGATATTCAACGCCCTATTTGCAGCACGATCGCCACAGGTGGAGTTACCAGACGGACGCATACTTACAAGCATGCGTAAGTTTGCCCCTATGGGAAGCTCTATATGTTTTCCTGTTGAGAGTGTGGTATTCTACGCACTCGCGGTCGCGAGTTTAGTCCGCACCCTAGGTCTCGAGCTTCATATAGCGAAAGACCTGGTTTATGTTTATGGTGACGACATCATCATAGCTTCAGTTCACCCCTCTCCTATCATGGAATCTTTTCCGTGGTTTGGGTTAAAGGTGAATGACAGCAAATCGTTCACAACTCCCGGGTTGTTCCGTGAGAGCTGTGGATGTGACGCTGTTCTAGGCGAAAGGGTAGAACCTATTCGCCTTAAGAAGCTGTTGTCATCATCGCGTTGGTCAGATATAGTAGGCCATCTAGATTTGGAAACGAATCTATTTTCATTTGGCTACTACCGAGCAGCGGCTGTGGTTGCAGAGTCCGTCATTAGGCGGGCCCCTGTTCTTAATCAGAACGCCACAAGTTCCACTCTTGGTTTTACTGTCGTCCGAGGGCAGCGTTTGCCGCCTTCTTGTGAGCCACGTTTAATTTACGTGGCTGATGACCAGTTCGACGACCTTTGTAGATCGCCGATCAAGCCCGGCAAGCTTTGGAAGCATGTCTTTCGATGCGTACCCGATAAGTCTTGGTTAGCCCAAAAGTCTTCTTCCGGTAAGATATTGCGCCCCATCCTTAAGGATGTAGCGTACTGTTTTGACCGCCAGGAACTGGTTTACCGACGACCGATGACCGCCTCTGCGAAAGCAGAGGTGTCGTTGGACGAGAGGGAATTAAACCGCTATTTTTGCTTGGCTGGTCCCGAGTTTATCTCGGGGCGGTATACGCCACGCGATTCGCTTTATATGGTCGTTCGCCACACGACCTGAAACAACGTGACGCCTGCTCTCCCGAATAGGGAAAGCCGAGGAGGGGAATAGGGACCGAACAACCGGTTATTCTTCC